GAAGAAGCCCGTGACGAGCGCAACGCTTTGCTAACAGCGTCCGACTACACCCAACTGGCGGACAGCCCACGCAACAAGCAGGCATGGGCTACCTATCGGCGGGCTTTGCGTGACATACCACAGCAGGATGGCTTCCCAAATGATGTCGTGTGGCCTGTTAAACCCTAAACTCTAATTTAGAAGGCCACTCAAGATGGATGACAGCTGGCACCTCAGCAAATCAGTACCCTTAACCTTTATACTGGCAATCGTAGCCCAAACCATCGCCCTAGTGTGGTTTGTAGCAAGCCTCAACAGTGGCATACAGGTCAACACCCGTGAACTTGTGCGACATGAAACTAGGATTCAGAACCTCGAAATCAGTGTTCAGAACCAAGCAGTCACAATGGGCCGCATGGACGAGAACATCAAAGCTATCCGACAAGCAGTCGAGAAAATGGCGGGACCATGAGACCACTCACAGAAATCATCATCCACTGCACAGACACTAGACCCAACTGGTGGTCTACCAAGGCATCCCAAGAGAAGACAGAAGAAGTCCGCCGCTGGCACGTAGAAGACCGCAAGTGGTCCGACTGTGGCTACCACTACCTGATCGACAGAGACGGCACAGTGACCACTGGTCGCCCACTCGAGAAGACTGGTGCCCACGTCAAGGGGCACAACACAGGCTCCATCGGGATCTCCCTCTTTGGAGGCCACGGTGGCAGCGCTGGTGATACTTTCTACGACCACTTCACTGAAGAGCAGGAGTGGGCCTTGGAGGGCCTGATCATAAGCCTGACCAAAGACTACCCGACGATCTCCAAGGTCACTGGACACAACCAGTATGCTGCCAAGGCATGCCCTTGTTTCTCAGTACCAGCGTGGCGGGCAGGGGCTAAGGTCCAACCACTGAAGCCGCTAGTGCCAACCGAAGCATCAAAGGATCGCACTAGCCCCACCCAGTCCACTACAGTCCAAGCCTCAGTGGTTCAGGCGGTAGCTGGTGTCGGTGGTGCTGTGGGGGCCGTACAGGCTCTCTCAGGCACTGCACAGGTTATAGCCATCATTGGGGCTACCCTAGTGGCCCTATTGGCCATGTGGGTCATGAGAGAGCGTCTCAGGTACTGGGCCGAAGGTATCCACTAATGTGGTTCCTCCAGAAGATCAAAGGGTATGCCCTCGTTGCAGGGGGCGTACTCGCTGCCATTACCTATGCCTACCTCAAGGGTAGAGCGGACGGTGTGATATCCAAAGAGAACGAAAGGTTGGCTGACTATGCAGACACACGCAAAGCAGTCGATCACTCTCAAGATGACATTGATGACGCTGGTGGTGGCCGTGAGTGGCTGCTCGAGCGTCGGCGGGAACATGGGGGCACTCTGTGATGCCACTGAGGAACTCAGAGACGCCCATGTGTCTGCACTACTGTTAGATGGTGGTCATCAGTCCCTAGAGACTGGGGCCTCCCTCGTAGCGGCCATTGATGCTGGCTGCACTCCTTAGGAGAAAGGGTGGTGAACAATAGACTACACAGGTCAAACATCGGTCTTCATCGGTTTTGATCTGTGTTTTTTCAAAGTTGGCCTCAAAGTGTATTGACGCGGTGACACGGTTCGATCTATCAGTTTACTCAGAGCGGTTGCCCGAGGCAGTCGCTGGTAGAAATACCCCAGTCAGCTGATTTGTAATCAGTAGGTCCGCGGTTCGAGTCCGTGTGGGGGCACCATTTTCTACCAGCGAATAGGTCATCGGACATCATCGGCTCTTAACAAAGGAGACGACTATGACCTACTACACACTGTTCATCCAAGACAACACTGGCGTCTGGTACGACGAATTTGGTTCTGAGTTTAGAACTGAGTGCCTATCAGAGATCGAGTGGGGCTTCGAAGGCACACCACGGTCACGCACCAAGATCATCAACACCAAGGGAACTTATGAGGGGCTGATGGATGCCCTTGATACGCTCAATGGTGTATTGGCATGATTACCCTGCAAGAGTTCTGCAATAGCAACGCCAGCCGTCTATGGCATGGCAGACACCTCAAGGAGAGCCAGTCGCGTGTACTGAAGTTCTGTGCCTTTGGTGACCACCCTGTCCGCCCGATTGACCAGTACAAGCCAGCCGACATCTACGCCTTTGGTGACTACATGGTTTCTAATGGCAGCAGCCCCAACACAGTGAACCACTACTTCGCTGCTATCTCGACACTGTTCAAGATGGCCGTGGACATGGAGATCATTGCGCATGCACCCAAGATCAAGTGGAACAAGGTCCGCTCTGGTCGTCCTCGGTACATGTCAGAAGATGAACTGAAGGCCTTAGATTTCCATTTCAAGTTTGCAGACGACGATTGGACTAAGGACAAGATGCCATACCTCTGCACCATTGCTGTCAACACTGGCATGCGACTTGGGGAGATCCTCAAGATCACTCCTGACTGTGTCGTAAGCCGTGATGGTGCCGACTGGGTCTACCTAAGTGCTACTAAGAACGGAGATGACCGCTGGGTACCCCTGAATGAGAAAGCTAGGACTGCACTCGATGTATTGAACGACGAGCCAGCTATAGGCTTTACACACCGTCGTTTCTACAATGCGTGGAACTTGGCGAGACATAAGATCGCACGCGGCGACGAGACGTTCGTTTTTCATGTACTGAGACACACAGCTGCGACTACGATGGCGAACGACCTTAGCGTCAACACGATTCTCATTGCCCAGATTTTAGGACACAGGAACACCTCTACCACAGCAAAGTACGTCCATGCGAAGCCTAAGGCTTTGCAGGACATCATGCGTAAACTCGGGGGCAAATGACTTTTAGTAGACGTCTGTAAGGCTTAAAAGGTCAAGATCAGAGCAGATTGTAAAACGTAATAAAAACAATGGCTTGACCTTTTATACACCCTACGGACAACTCATGTTAACCCTTGGGACTTGGGAGACTCAATTGACTAAAGAATTTACAGCAGAGATACAGGCATCTCTGGAAGACAAGATGAAGACAGACGGTCATCGAAGGTACATCAAACGTCAGTCTAAGATGACATCAGCATCCACCATGAACGAACCACACAAGCTAATCTCTTCTGCCATATCTAATGTAGGTGCAGAGATTAAGACTTTGGTTCAGACAGAGGTTCAGAAGTTCAACTCTGGTGGATCTAAAGGTAGACCACGGGCTTGGCTCGAGTTGCTTAAAGATGTCGACACAGATACTTTAGCTTACATTGGTCTCAACACAGCGTTTGACGCAGTTCTGAAGTTTGGTTCTCAGACATCCACTCTCAGTAAGATTGGTCGTAGGATTGAACTTGAGAACTTTGCACTGGGTCTGTCTAAGTTTGACAAGACGCTTCACAATCGCATCACGAAGCAAGTCACTAAAGACCACACAAGCCAAGTCTATAGGATAAAGGCAGCACGGATCATTGCTGCTAAGGAAGGCTACAAGCCACCTAAGTGGACTAGTAAAGATTGTGTCACAGCTGGTGGTCCTATCCTGAGTGCAGTGCTGAAGGTGTCAGACCTCTTCACGACTTTTGATGTAAACCATGGCACTACTAACACCAAGATGGTCATTGGTCTGACAGAGGAAGCTAGAGCAAACCTCTTCCAGATGCAGAGCGATGCTGCTTGGGCAGAACCTATGTATGGCCCAATGATTGTACCTCCGCAGCCATGGACGTCTTTTCACACGGGTTGCTACTATGACTTCGCTTTGTCGTCTTCAGTCCCTCTGGTCAGAGGTGCCAACAGAGAGCAACGTAAGGCCATCCAGCATCACTTCGAGAAGTTTGGTACACCAGACTACGTCAAGGCTCTCAATGCCCTTCAAGCGACCCCTCTGAAGATCAACACGGATGTCTTGGAGGCACTCAAGTGGGTACATGAGGAGCGTATTGTCTTTGGTAAGTTCCCAGAGGTCATCGCACCTGCGTTTCCTAAGACACCAGAGAACTTCGAGGAACTACCTGATGACATTCGTTCTGAACTGAAGCGTGAGCAGAAGGCATGGCATGCTAAGGTTCGAGAAGCTGACTCAAACCTCGGTAACATCTCGGCTGTCTTGAAGACTGCTAATGAGATGTCTGAGTTTGACAGGTTTTTCTTGCCATGGAACTTCGACTTCCGTGGTCGCATGTATCCTGTGTCTACCTTCAACTACCACCGTGATGACCACGTCAAAAGCCTTTTCACTCTGGCAAATGGTAAGCCTGTAGATGATGACAGTCGTGGCTGGTTGTCGGTGCATCTCGCCAACTGTGGTGACTTTGGTAAGGTCTCCAAGAAGTCTTATGAAGCCCGTATCGACTGGGTCTCTGATCACCACGACCAGATCATAGCTACTGCAGCTGACTTCAAGTCTACCTTTGACTGGTGGTCTACTGCTGACAAGCCTTTCCAGTTCTTGGCTGCTGTCTATGAGTACGCCAAGATGCAGACTGAGGGTGAAGCCTACATCTGCTATCTCCCGCCAGCAATGGATGGGACCAACAGTGGCGTCCAGCACTACTCTGGTGCCCTGAGGAATGAAGAGGATGGCTTCTTGGTCAACCTAGTACCCTCAG